CATTATTTTCAAGATCCTCATCACTACCACGAACAACGAACCGACCACAATCAACATGATTTCAGAACAGATTCACACCCATTCGCAAACATGGGACATGGCTTTTAAAGCTATGATTGCGCCCAAAGTAGGCAAAACGTTAGAAGAAGTGAGGAGTAAAAATTATCGCGCGGAAGATGAAGACACGATCCGCCGTACCACTCTCAGTGGTATTATCGATAAGACAAGATCAATGCTCAGAAACCGCGTCAAACACTTCTCCCCTGCCTACAAACAGATGAGAAATGATTACGTGGTGGGAATGAGCGTGTACGAAGCGATGGGTACGCGGGGTGAAGCAGACCCTAACCTAGCTCGTGCTTTGGAGGAGACAGCTACCACGAAGACCGTGTTCAATGGTGAACTCCAAATGAACGACATGTGGTACACTCAAACCCAAGGAATGTTCGTGCCTGAAATAGCGAAAGAGTTGTTTGACGCCGATAGGGTGTTTGACAAGTGCAAGTTCCGTGGCATTTTTGATCCCAGGCTCGAGTACGATCGCATTTCAGTAGTGCCACTCAATGTTCAAGAGCAGATTGAGACCATCAAGCACAAACATCGAGCGGTCGTCGTTGACAAGATGTGGCGTTATACGCCCGCACAGTTCTCACAGGCTTTGAAAGAGCATTATGAGAATAAAGACATTTCTTATCAGCAGATGGCTGCGCTAATGCCAGATGAATTCCGAGAATCAATTCCACTCCTTGAGAGTATGAAATTCGAGAACTCGGACAAGTGGTTTGACCTTTTTGATCTGATTGGCACATGTGCGACCAAGTCAGACCCAGAATATGCTGATGTTGTTTATCAAGCGTTAATGCACGTTAACAACCAAAAGGTAGACGAGATCGCAATGAATTACAAGTTCCGTCACCAACAGGCTTCGAACGTTGCTAACCTAACGCTCAAAGATCTGATGCGCCTGATAAGGACTAACTACCCGTCGGAGACGAAACACATGGTGGCATGCCTCATGTCATACCATAGAGATGAAGACAACACATTCGTGTGTAACCTGATTCTGTGGATGATTACCAACACTGCCAGCGCTGCGGTTGTTGACTTCATTGTTGCTACTGGAATATTTTCAGTACAGCATGATAACTGGACTAAGTGTGCTAAGTTGATGCATACTTACATCCGCGGTAGTGCTAGTTTGGGCAAACTTGCACTCACACCACTCGACCTACAAAGCGTCATGTACCTCGATGTTCTTTACGGGCGAAGCGGAGCCTCCCCAGACTGGGAAGCTGAACGCAATGAGATGCTGGAAGCGAAAGTTGAGCTAAAACTTGGCTATGACGCCTTGAAGTGCGATTACACCAATCAGAAATGGGTGGAGAACAGGAACCACACTTTGATCGAACTGTTGCGACCTGCCGTGGAAAAAATGAAGAAGGTGCAGACGTTCGAGGAGTGGTACGAACTCCGATACCTAGGCGCCGCTGGTGGATCAGCTAGTGGTGTACCGAAGAAATACCACATCCAAGACATTTTCGATATTCCAATTGAGGATGACCTGAACCTTGGTAAGAAGGGAGTCCTTGAACTCCAGGATCTACTTGCCTCAGTGCGAGAGAAGTTGCATGAACAACCCGGCAATGACGTCATTGCTGCACCCAAGCCAGAGGAAATGGGTGAGAAGGTCCGAACACTACTGGCATCGAACATTGTGGACTATCTGATTCAAACATACGTGGTCGCGCCACTGGAGGAGATCGACGACCCCAGAGCGGATCTGAAAGCCCGTGGTGTTCAAGCGCTCAACCGT